TGAAGCCAACGAATTAATCATGGTTATGATTGAAATTATAACAGCGGTGGGGAATCGTTGTGCCACTGCAGAAGAAATAAGTAATACGGAATGGCGAAGTCGTTTAGGAGATAAACTTTGAAACGGAATGAACACACCAAACAACAAGGAGTATGGTAATGGGCAGCACGAATAGAGGTAGAGCACGCCGCCACGAGCTTAGAGAGCAAGCGCTCGAAAGAGCCGAGCAGCGCGCCAAGCGCACATCGGCGCAACAGTTGGACCTTCTTGACAAGCACTTAGGCGACGGTGTGGGCGCCCAGAAAGAGCGACGGAGGCTTCAGAATCTGATTGACAACCCTCCTCGACCGAAGAAGGGGAAAAAGAATGATGGCAGTAAAAAGAATAAGTAAAAGAGCGCTGCAAAAGCTTTTGAGTGGCGATGTGAAAGAGTCCGCCACTTGCGTTATAAAGTTTTATTCTAACGGGTGCCATTACTGCCGCAAGTTGAAAGACATTTTCGAGGAAGTGGCGGAAGAACACGAAGACATTGTATTTTTTGCTTTTAATATCGCAGATTACCCCAGCGTTCAAAAAGTTTTAGATTTTAATGGAGTTCCGACCATTTCTTTGATTCGGACCGGCACCACTACTCCGCGTATTCGCTTGATGGGGGAGCCAGAACGTCCCGATAAAAAGACGTGGTATCGACAAGGCGAGATTCAGCGTTTTATTGAAAAGGAGAACCGATGAGGGCGTTTGATAGATGTCTATCATATGATGATGTGTTGCTTAAGCCGCAATATTCTGAGATTACTTCCAGAGGCGACATAAACATTGGCACAGATTTGGGCAACGGAATATTTCTTGAGTTGCCTATTTTTTCGTCTCCAATGGATACCATTTCAGAAGCGTCGATGGGCGCAGCAATGCACCGCGCTGGAGCCTCGGCCATTGTTCACAGATATAATTCAATTGAGAATCAGGTGCGTCAGATTAACATTATTCGCTCTTTATGCACTCAAGATACATATTTGAATTTGATGACGGGCGCAGCTATTGGCGTCTCGGGTGATTATTTGGAGAGAGCTACGGAGGTTTATAGGGCTGGGGGCCGCCTGATATGTGTTGATGTTGCGCACGGACACCATGCCATGATGCGCCAAGCTATTTCTACGTTGAGGAATACGTTTGGGGCGGACTTGCACATTATGGCCGGCAACGTTGCAACGCTAGAAGGTTTAAATGATTTAGCAGACTGGGGAGCAGATTCGGTACGGTGTAATATCGGGGGAGGTTCGATATGCTCTACGAGAGTTCAGACGGGACACGGCATGCCGGGTCTGCAAACGATTATGGATTGCGCCAAGTCTGATCGCAATGTAAAGATTATTGCCGATGGTGGCATTAAGAATTCGGGCGATATAGTGAAGGCTTTGGCTGCTGGTGCCGATGCGGTTATGTGTGGCTCCTTGTTCGCAGGAACGTCAGAGACTCCCGGTCGCGTTCATGAAGATCTTGATGGTCATAAATGGAAATCCTATCGAGGGATGGCCAGCAAAGAGGCGCAAGTTGAATGGCATGGACGCTATAGTTCTTTTGAGGGCGTAGCTACGCGCGTGCCCTATCGAGGGAGCGTCAACGATATCTTGAAAGACATAGAGAGAGGAATTCGATCTGGGTTTAGTTACTCGGGCGCTTTGACAATAGAAGAACTGCAGGCAAAAGCTCAATTTTTGATTCAAACCTCGTCAGGGCTTTCAGAGAGCGGATCCCACATCTCTCATCGGCAGTGGTGACGTATGCCTACTCATGATGATTACGGGAATATGACAAAGCGAATTGTTTTTACCGAAAACGATCACAGGCATGCCCAGCTGGTTTTAAAATTGAAGTACTTGAGACTAACGCAGTCTGCATTCTTTCGACATGTTATCACAGGACTTTTGGAAGATGATCCACGCATTGTAGATTACGTTAATGATATAGCCTTCAAATCAAAAGAGAAAAGAGCGAAATCTGAAAAACTCCAAAAAGCCGGCGTTCAAAAAATGCGAGATTTTGGGCTTTCTGAAGATGACGTGGAGAATATTTTCGACTTAATAGAGGGGGAGTTTCCAAAATTATGAAACGTGAAGATGGCATGCGCGAATGTGCAAGAGTGTGCATGCAGAATAAACGGTCTTGCATGCAGGTAGATTGTAGACAGTGGATAAAATATGAAGATGAGCAAAATTGTACTTTGATATCTATTTATGAAAATGGCCGCATGACGCTAAGACAGGTAGCGGAAAGATTAGCCATTTCTTTTGCGAGAGTTAAACAAATAGAAACCCAAGCATTAGAAAAGCTTAGAAGACGATGTTTGAATAAAGGTATAATTTTTTAGGGTGTTTATCATCAGCGATCACTAATTACAGATGAGTTTTATTTAAAGGAGAACTATGATGGCTCGTAAGACACTTTTAACCGAAGCGGAAATCCGCCGTTTCATGAAATTGGCCAAGTTGGGCGCCCTTGGCGAAAAGAAGCTTGAAGGCTTGTATACTGCCGGCGGCCGCGATGAAGAAGAAGGAGCCCTTGAGCGTGAGTTGGGCGCCGAGGACAGTGAAGCTGACCGTGAGCGCGACGAAATTGGGGATCTTGAGGGTGAGCTTGATGCAGAGCCCGCTCCCGAAGACCTTGAGCTTGATGCAGATGTAGAAGTTGAAGGCGCGGCCATGATTTCGCTTCCTGACTTTGTTGATGCGCTTAAGCAGGCTGTTGAGGAGGTAACTGGCGAACCCACAACTGCCGACCTTGACACAGGAGACGAAGAGGCACCACTCGAAGGGGGTGAAGAACTTGATGTGGATATGTCTCTTGAGGAGCCTGGGCCCGCCGAGCCCGGTGGCTTAGATGTGGGCGCTGTAGAAGATGAAGCAGAGTTCTCCATGCAAGAGCAGATTGTAAATAGAGTTGCCAAGCGAGTTGCTGCTCGATTGGTCAAAGAAAACAGAAAAGCAAAACTGACTGATGAGCTTACCCAGCGCATCTTTATGAGACTGACAAAAAAATAAAATAATTGTTGACACAAATCTTACGAGCAGTTATAATGTAACCACTAGAAGAGATTCTGGTGGTTATTTTTTTGAAGGAGCAGCGTGGAGCATCCTTGGCTTTTTTATGTTTTGTTTTTTATATTCGGACATGCTACTTGCCGCCTCTTTTATTTTCTTAATGCGAGCCGTAGAAGTATTAGAATATTGCAACTAACTCAAGTGGTGTCTCTATTTATTATCACCAAGGCTTTAGAGAGTTTTCACTATGCTCGCGATTATCGCATTCGGGTCATGAAAGAAGAGGGCGAAAGCGATCACAACATTAATGCCCTTGCGATTCGGTTTGGAGAAGAGACAGAATTTTATAAGAGAAGAGCAATTTTGCAAATTATTGACGCGCATGGTGGCTTTTTTAGCGAAGCAGTTGACTTTATTGACTGGAAAAGTGCTATGGTATTTTTAGAAAACAATCGAGACACGGTTATGGAATTCTTAACAAAGGATGAGCAATGATTAAACGTTTAAAAAACAAATTAGAGAAGCTTTTAGGCGACGATGAGAAGAAGATAATTCTTTTGGAGAGTCTGGATCCGAACACCCAAGAGCCGGATTTGCGAGTCATAGGCTTGTTTACCGAAGTGCTAGACGAGAAGGTGGCCGAAATAGTTCAAGCTATGCTCTACATGAACGAAATGAACAAACTTCAGAAAGACGATACAAAGAAAAAAGATATCGAGTTTTATCTCTCAACTTACGGCGGTTCCGCCGATGACATGTTTGCTCTCTATGATATGATGAAGGTGATTGAGCAGACAACCGATATCAGCACCATCGGTTTGGGCAAGGTCATGTCAGCCGGCGTTCTTATTCTGGCTGGTGGCACACATGGCAAGCGCAAGATTGGAAGAAATTGCCGCGTAATGCTTCATTCTGTGATTGCCGGCAACCAGGGATCCATCCACAACCTTATTAATGAGATGGAAGCAATCCAAGACTTGCAAGAAATGTATATAAATCGTTTAGTAGAAGAAACAAAAATGACCAAAAAGCAACTCAAAAAAATGTTAGAACAAAAAGTTAACATCTATTTATCTGCAGAGCAAGCAGTAGAGTACGGTATCGCTGATGAAATTATATGAGGTTTATAAATGTTTGATTTAAGTAAGATTCTCCGAGAAGAATACGATAAGAAGAACACAATCACGTCGCAGTCATTGGTTGAAATGATTGAAGAGATGATGGATAGTGGCATATTTACCATAGAGGAACAAAAGAGAGAAGGCAAGACTAAACAAATTACTCTTAAGATGCCTATCATTAGGCTATCTGAAAAGATGTGGGGGAAGAAAGGAACAAAGGATAGAGAGGTAATTCAGAAATTGCTAGCTAAAATTGTTGGCAAAGGCAGAACATTATCCGACAAGGTACAAGCTATTAATAGTTTTTTGGATAGCCCTCCGCAAACAGACGACATCTCAGAGGTTTTAACTCACATTGTCTTGTTGGATACGCTTACTAATATCATGGTACATTTTAACGCTAGCGCCGCTGGTTTCACCTTTGAAGGATTCTTGGCCGCAATGTTAGAAGGCGAACAAATTCCACCCGGCACTGCAGGTATTCAAGATATTGTTGATAATGATAAGAATCCGATTAGCTTAAAACTATTAACAGAAAAGCCGGGCGATGTTCATGGAAGCTATAGAGATTTAGTTGATCACTTTATTGATCCAGGCGGACTTAAGCGAGATCCAGAAACTGATCAATATGTAGGTCAAGCCGGCGCCGAAGGAAGAATGCGTTACGTAGTGGCTCTTAAAACTTTTCGAGAAAAGGAAGCTGAAGCTAAGTTGAAAGGCAGGGAATACATTACATTTTATCAATTTGATTTTACCGCAAAGACATTTTTAGAATCGATGATGAGCAGTAAGCAAAACGCAAACTTGCTTTTATTGCCGGCAGATTTAACTATTGCACCAGAAATCCCAGGAAACCAAGACACGACCTATGATCCATTTCCGGCAGACAGACTTAAGTTCTTGTACGCAAAGCGAGACCTCAACCGGAGAACGGCTGGAACTGCCAATACATATTTGAAAATTATTAATAATTATGATTCTGATTTTGCTAAAGAAGTATTAGACGGCGCCGAAATTATACCACACCCGGAAAACCCCAAAAAGGGACAATTGGTTGGGCCAGATGGAGAGCCAATCGTGTATAAAAAGTTGTCCGCTGGAGATGTCCGCTGGAAAAAGATAGGAGCAATCACCCACAAAGATTACTTAGATTACAGAACATCCATCAAAATATTACAACGTGCCTTGGTTGAAGATCCGGCACAATTTTGGGGACTTATTGCAAGAACTTCTGGGTATGAAGGATCCGCCGGCGAAACACAGTTTATTATTAGTTCCTCGTATTTTAAAGATATGAACTATGGCCAAGATGGTTTCGGCTATGTCGGAAGAATAAATGTTGGGAGAGAAGCCGTTGATGAATTGGCACAAAAATATGTTGATGTGCTTAACCAGCAGATTTTTGATCTATTTGAAAAAGTCGAACGCTTGACAAATCAAATTAATGGATACTTTGTTGCTGGCAACAAGGAAGATGGTCTTGCAGCCGCCATAACAGCCGAAGAAATTAAATCTGGTACTGAAGAATATATTCAAACTCAGGCAGAAGAATCTATTCCTTGACAAATAATCTACAATAGGTTATAATAATATATATAACTCAGAGGTATTAATGAGTAGAGCATATGAGAGCAAAGATGCCCTCCAACAGAAGATCATCAAGGGTGTGAATATATTGGCAGACAATGTTGCGTCAACTTTGGGACCGAAAGGTAGAAACGTTTTACTCCAACAGAAAGGTCATTCACCATTCATTACAAAGGATGGCGTAACTGTGGCCGCTTTTGTGGCGCTAGATGACCCCTTTGAAAATGCGGGAGCACAGATTATCAGGCAAGCCGCAGTGCAGACAAATAATGATGCAGGGGATGGCACCACAACGGCTACTGTGTTGGCTAGAGCGGTGCTACAAGAGGCGCAAAAATATATTCTGGCCGGCGTATCGCCTACGGAATTGCAACGCGGATTATCAGTAGCCGCGAAGGAAGTGGTTGAAAACCTTAAACAAGCCGCGCGCCCAGTTACCAGCATTGATGACATTAAGCATGTTGCGACAATCTCTGCCAACAATGATGAGAAGATTGGCGAATTGATTGCCATGGCCGTTGATCGAGTTGGGCAAGATGGCTCGATTACCATCGAGGAGTCTCGTTCCGTGGAGACGAGCTTGGATATCGCTGAGGGTTTTAAGTTTGCTTCCGGTTATTGTGCTGGGGCCTTTATTACGGATGATCGTCGTTCCGCCATGCACCATGATGAGCCTCTCTTTTTAATCACGGATCATAAGGTTAGCACAGTGGAGCAGGTATTGCCGGCTCTAGAGATGGTCGCTCGCGAGGGGCGCCCTCTTGTTATTGTGGCTGAAGAGGTAGAAGGACAAGCCCTGGCAGCGTTGATTATGAACGCCATGCGTGGAACAATGAAAGTGGCAGCAATCAAGGCGCCCCATTATGGCGCAGAACGTCGCAGTGTATTAGAGGATTTGGCTTTGTCGGTGGGAGCTACCTTTCTTACTCGCGAAAGCGGACGCAAACTTCATGATATAAAGATGAGCGATTTGGGATCCGCAGAATTTATTGACAGCACAGCGGCCTTTACGACGGTTGTTGACGGAAATTGCAATATCGAGGAAGTGGAAAATAAAATTGAATCCCTCAAGGCGATAATCGAAGTTACCGAATCTTTGACTGATTGCAACACAATTCAGCAACGCATTACGCGACTTGCATCCGGGGTTGCGGTTATACGAGTAGGCGGCACCACAGAAGTGGAAATGACCGAGAGAAAACATCGGATCGAAGACGCACTGGAAGCGGTGCGGTCTGCTCAAGAAGAGGGAATTATTGGTGGTGGTGGGACAGCCCTTTTGCGCGCGTCTAGTAGTTTGGACAAGAAGTGCCACAGCGCGGACCGAGCGATGGCAGGAAGCATTATCCAGGCTGCATGTCAGGCCCCCATTCGTCAAATGGCATTCAATGGAGGCTTGTCGCCCGATATTATCATTAAAGATGTTTTGGACGCTGAAGACGGTCAGGGTTGGAATTTTCGAGAAAATGAGATGGTTGAATTATTTGAAAGTGGGATTATTGACCCTGTAAAGGTGACAAGAACGGCGCTTCAAAATGCAGTCAGTTGTGCGGGAACATTAATTACCACCAACTATGGCATTATTCAAACGGAGTAAAAAAGATGTTAAGTGAAGGAGATTTAGTCCACATTCCGCAAGATGTGAATATGTGGGATTTCACCGCTAATGGCTCTATGAACGTCATAAAGACTGAAAAGCCCATTACCGGAGTGTTTATGGGGCAAGTTGTCGCAGATACTTGCCGAGTATATGCTCTTGGCCGAACATCTACGGTGCAGATTAGGCATATCTATCCAATGGAGGAAGCAAATGCTAGTAAGACTAACTGAAGTATGCGCCAACGGCGCAGTGACAAGCCCGAACACTTATATCCTGCGAGATGTCTTTGTCAACCCAGAGCATGTTATCATGATCAGAGAAGAAAAGAGAATCAAAGAACTGAATGAGCGCGGAGTGTTAACTGAGGGCCTCGATATAAATCATAGGTTTTCGAAGATTACAATTAACCGTGGACAGACTGGCACTGAAATTATAGTCGTCGGCGCGCCAGATGTAGTTGAAATAAAGCTTCAAAACAACTCTAAACAAGTATTGAGAGGATAGAATGTCACAAAGAGTAAATTTACAATATACGGTAGATATTGAAGAGCTTGAGGGGGAGGTGCGCCGGCTGCTAACACGCGCAAATTCTAAAATACAGAATCTTTCAAATTATTGCGCTGAGGATGAGCCGCTTCTGTCTTTGAAGACAACGGAAAATTTAGGCAATTTAAGAGCCCAACTCAGCGCTATCGATCATTGCTTGAACGATATTAATGTAATTATTAGTGGTTACTTGTCGTATAAGGCTAGCTTATTGTCCCCTCAAGTTCCGAGAGCGGCTCCAGTAACAGATGATTTAGATGAATTGCTGTCACACTCTCCTTCTAATTTGCCGTCTTTGGAAGAGGCTATTAAACAATATAGTGATATGTTGCCGAATGGGCCTGCTCATGACAAGTCCTCTTAAACAATCTTGCGAATTCAAGAGTGGAAAAATTCTCAAAGATCTCTTTCCGCCCAAGAGTATTGTTGAAACTTATCTTCTTTATTCTGGCGTGCTGGAGTTGGGGTTGTCCCAGAACGATAGAATGGTTATAGCCCACACAAGCAAGTATCCTGTATATGAGTTTTGGTGGACAGCCAAGCAGGCACCCGAGCGCATTGCGCAGATGGCAGAAGAAGTGTACGCCACGATGGAAGAGGAGTTGGTCCCAGCCCTTCAAGAAAATTGGCATACTTACAGGGATCCGGTATATCGTTCAGCATTATTTTTTATTCTGAATAGATGTTCTACTCAGGGGGTGGCTTCTTGTGGTTCTTTTGATAGGTCGGGGTTCAACCCTTTAGCAATGTCGCGCATGAGAAAACTTGACACTTCCAATTTGTATGTATTGCTGGACAACGATGAGGCTCTAGATAAAAACATAAACACGGACGTAAAGTCTGATTTTAAATTCTTTCCAGTGGGAACCTATACACCCAATTTGCTTGATAGAAATTTTACACATGTAGCCGATCTGTCTCGTGTTCATCATCAGCGCCTCTTTAATAAACTAAAGGGGTCGGATTTTAAGTGGGTGGTTTTGTATAAAAAACATAAAGCTGTCTTGAAGGCGCTGGGTGATTATAATTTAATTTTGGTAAACAAGTATGGGCACCCTACTCAAAATATAGAGGCGTGCGAGGAGGTTTTAATTGCCAACTTCTAAAATAGCATTAGCGTGCGTTCTTTTCGCAGTGGGGCAGACTTTTGGCTGGTTTCACCTGAACTCTCAGTTCGTTTGGGAATGGTGGAAAGGTCGACCATTTTTGGCTTTGATCGCTTTCTCGCTTCCTGCCGGATTGTGTTTTTGGCTTGGAATACGAATGGCATATGCAGAAATGGGGGAGGTGTGGGGCCCTCGATTTTTAATTTTTGCGTTGTCTTATCTCACCTTTCCTTTGTTGACGTGGTATTTTTTGCATGAAAGCATGTTTACCGCCAAAACGATGGTGTGCGTGGGGTTGGCATTTGTAATAGCATTAATCCAATTGCTGTGGCGATAAATCGCCAAAAGCCAACTATTTATAGGGTGGAGGGAACAAATAAATGGACATCGCTACTACTACATGGTTTAAAAACCTCTATGAATTTGCCGACAAGAAGATCCGGCTGGATGAGGTAAGCAGAGAGGGCATTAGCAAAACGTTTGAATTCATGGCCAAGATGGGAGATCAAATTCAGACAGAGTTTGACGATCTTTTCGACGGCAAAATGAGAATTGTCGTTCCGCTTTTAGAATCCGACACTCAGAAGATAGTACAGATAGTTGAAGTTCTGAAGGCTGATGGATGGAAGCCATCGGGCGATAATGACGCGTTTCTCACAAAACATGTTAAACAAAAGAAAGAGCGTCTTGCTGCCGCCGGTGGTGGCTTTCAAGAGGTTGAAGTCTTGGTGGCAAGTTTGGATCTTAAAAAGGTCTATGATTTTACAATTCCCGCCGGACCTCGCAAGGGCGAAACAATTGCGAAGACCGAGAGTACCAGCATGTCTAAGGCAATTGCCAAAGCGGTCAAACAAAAGAAGCTCGATCCTTCTCTGCTGGAGTGGTGGCGGAAGAAACAAACCTTTTATGCAACAGATGACGATGGCTGGGAAACCATCGAACAGGTTTTCAATGGAACCCTCGACGGAGATGAGTGGAGGATTTTGCTTTCGCGTCATCCCGTTGACGTGTTACGTATGAGCGACATCGGCAGCATTAGCTCATGCCACGCGGAATTCCAGGACTATTTCCCATGTGCAGTGGAGGAGTCTTTAGGGAACGGATTGATTGCTTATTTGGTGAAGACACAGGAACTTAATGAATTTTTGAGCGGCTACATCCCCGGAACTCCCTTGCAACAGGCACAACGAATCATGGTTCGCGCATTGAATAACGAAAAATGGTTTGACATCGCCTTAAAAAGTCTCAACGATAGCGAAGGCTTGGGTACCTGGATTAATATAATCAAAGGGAGCGCCCCCACAAAGGTCATGCCGACCACCGAGACGTTGGATTTAATTACTACTGACATGGCGCGTGATGCCATTCGGGCTAAACTTGATAATAAACCTTGGCCCGAAGAAGATGAAATCCCAGCGCCGCGGCCCATTGGGGATTTCGATAAGCAAGAGATTTTCCGAGATAGGGATCGGGATATTCCCGGTATCAGCGCTTCCACTCGTTTGCGTCTTCGTAAGTTTCACGATACAGCTAGTGGCGATTGGATTGCGGTGCCAGAGGCGCGACTTTATGGAAAGCCCATTGATAGGTTCAGAACCGCAGTGCGAGAGTGGACATGGGAACAACAAAAGGAAATATTTATTGATGAGTCCGATCCTTCACATTTAGAGCTTCCGCGCCAAAGCTATCTTGAGCGCTATGGGGGTTCCTATGGCGATACTAACGATGGGTCTTTACTTAACGCGTTCTTTTCTATGTCTGGGACGGAAATTACCACGTACAGTGGCAACGTCACACATATTCATGATGAAGAAAGTAATAACGCTTGGCAGGAGATGGAGACAGAACTCGAAGAAGTTTTAAATTCAGCAAACAACCGCTCTGACCATATGGGCTTTCATGCGGAAGTAGGGGGTGACGATGCCTTCGGCGAGCCGTATGTTACCGGAGGCGCCTCCGTAGAATTCAGTTTTGCGATTGGATGGAAGGGAGACTACCAACTTGGGCCTAAGTTGCCAGGGGTACCTGGAGGCTACGATTGGCCCGAAGAAGAGCGCGGCTATAGTATCATTCCCCACGCGTGGGGCGGTGACTGGACCCAGCAACGCAACTTTACGGACACGTTGGATTCAGCTTTGGGTTCCGATGACACCGCCGAAGAGACCGACTGGGAAGTGAGCACCACGACGCTCCCCTGGATCCAGGGGGTCGCGCTCCAAGTCACGTTTAGGTTCAATTTCGACGGGGCCGACGCACAGGACTTTGATTACTGGGCGGACTCACTGTT